CCTGCTGAAAAATCAACTAAATTATTATTGTTTGAAGAAGTGAAAACTTCTAATCTTGATAGCGTGTCTGGAGAGGCATCGGTTACGACACCTCTACCAACTTCAAATTCACCTGTCTGTGGTAAAACGATATTATAGTAAGTCTCATTGGAATTACCAATACCTGCAACAAAGGTCTGAAAATCTTGAAAAGCTCCTCCAAGATCTAACGTCCCTGTGCCTGTTGTAGTAGAGGTCTCCTTGACCCTATCGTTAAATACCAGTGCCATTTAAGTCCTTAACTAATTCTTATAATAGCAGCAGATGTAGTAAATGCAGGAAATTGAATTGTAAATGTTCCTGCGGTAGCTGTTTTATCTCCACCAAAATCTAATACACATACCGCGTCAGTGGTATTAGATCCACCGTCAGTTGTTGTATTGTAAATTAATGCACCTCTTGCAGTTAATGTTACACCTGTGAAAGATAAATTTGAAAAGTTAGTTATTGAAACGCTTGATGATACTTTAACTCCTTGATTTACTAATGCTTTACCACCTTGGGTGTATGTTCCACTGTTTAAGACTTGACCACCTGTGCTATCTCCTGGATAATTAGCAGTAGATTTACCAATAGTTGCCGAGTTTGTGTATAATGCAAGTTTGTATGTATGTCCTCCAGAGGATTCAAAACTATGTTTTCCTTGCATAAGTTCTTTTTTAAATGAATCGCAAATTGCGTTAGTAGTTATTGCCATATTATTCTCCTATAATTATTATGGTGATGGAGAGTCCACTTTTATTCTTGGAACACCATCATCAAATTCTGCCCGTCTTCTTCTACCCATTTGTTGGATAGCAAAAGCTTGTACTTCTTCATTATACTTACTTTTGTATAAGTTGTACATATCCATCGGGCCTTTTAGATACGCAAAACATTCTGTTAAGACACCGTGTAACAACATTGATTCTTGATTATTTGATAAATAAGTAGTTGTGCTACTGTCAAAGTGTGGTGGTGATATAACATAATTTAATTGAACTCCGTATGCAATGTTTGGAGTAGGAGCAACAACAATAGTATTCTCATTCCAATTTGCATAGTATTTTGGTTTACCAGTTGTGCCGGATGCATTGAATTCAGATATAAAACTTGTGTCTCTTTTTTCCATAAATTCTCTTGCAGAAGTAATTGTGTTATCAGCAAACACTTGTAATGATCTTATTACTAAAAAATCGGATGGAGTAACAAGATATCTTTTGTTAGCTGTAAAGGATGAAGTTGCGTATTTTCTTGTATCATCATAATCAACTTTACCAGCAATTTCTAATTCTATATTTCTAATAAATTGATCTATAAGAGTGTCTGATAATACATTACTATCTACCTCTGTATAACTTCTTACTTGAGTTAAAAAATTTGAATGTGTAATTGCCATTAACTTATACTCACTGTTGTTTTACCAATTGTTGTTACTAACTCTCTACGTCTATTTTGAACAGAAGGGTCTTCTGGTGCCATTGAAGAAACAGTTGTAGTAAAATCACCTGGATTTTTAACAACACTTGTAAATACTTCCGTTCTAAAAGCAAAGTCACCAGGTAATGTTAAATCTGCTTCACATACTGTTGCACCACCAGAACTAACAATTGTAATATCGCTTGTTGCTAATGTGTTAATACTTTGCATTTGTGTTGGTTGTTGAAATTTCATGGGTCTTGCGTTTTGTAAAGCAATTGCATCTGCGTTTGTTCTACGCCTTCTTATTTGTGGGTGTTTTGGTTCAAATTCTGTATAATGTACTAATGAACCGTTCCATTCTTTAACCATTTCATCATATGGAAATTCCATACCTGATCTATCTGATATGGCTTTTGATCTTTTACCTGATGCAAATTTTCCCATGACTATCCTAAATTAAATGATTGTGGAGATATGTAAACTGAAGTTCTTTGACCATCTTCATCCAAAGCACGTTTCATTTCATCTTCATAAATAATTTTATTTTGTTGAACTAGTTGCGGTGCCTTCTTCATAGCAAGATAATACGCTAAGCCTGCACACATGCATGGTAAAAATCTATAAACAACATCTGCCGATCGTGAAAAAGAAAAAGATTCACTTGCTGTTGTACCCGCATCTTCTATTCTTTTTATTACAAAATATTTCAAATGCGTGTAATTATTTAAATCAGGAGTTTGATATAAAAAAATTTTAGGTGTTTTTTCTCTAGCTACATAATACTGTGAAGGTGTTCCAGTAGAAAATTTATTTGGTAAGCCAGCATATGCAGATCGATCAATTTTAGTTAAAGATAAATCATCAGTATTTGAAGTATTACTTGCAGCAGCAGTGGTAGACACAAAAGCTTCAAGAACATCACTTACATCAGAATCTACTGTGTACTCTGCTTGTCCTGAAACTAAAGCTTTTTCATCTTGCTCCACCTTCCACAAATGTATTCCTCTATTACCCCATTCTGAAAAAAGTAAGTTTAAAGATCTCCTAGCGCTTCTTAAATCATAACCGCTATTAGTTCTCATAGCACATCTTTCGTATGCTTCCTCAATTATTTCATCAATATTTAAATCAAAACTTGTAGACATAATTATTGTTTAAATCCTTTTATTAACGGACCGTAATATTTACTTAAACTATTATTATTTACTTTTTTTCCTGCTATTTCAGAATGCATATATGAGCCTATGTATGGCTCAGGTTTAATTTTTGTTCCAGGAGCTTTTGATGTAGTTTCTGAAAACTGTGCTCTTCCCATCGCAGCTTTTACCACTTTGCCAGCAGGAACACAGTTTGGCACCATTTTTTTACCTTTTTTCTTCATCCCTTTTTGAACATATCCATCCCAACAAGTACCTTGTTTTGCCATATTGGTTTCTCCTTTTTGCGGTTATACAACTTCTTGGATTGTATCACTTTTGGTTTAAAAGTTCTAGACCTTAGAATTTTAGCTACAGGATTAGATAAGATCTGTGGCTTTACCAATGATTGGTTTGTATCTCGTTTTGCCATTTTCTTTAAATGCTCTCATGTATTGTGCTCTTGGTTTAAAGGGTACGTATGATGCATGAATCCATCCGCTATTGGGCTCACCTGGAGTGTAGAACTCAAGGATGAGCTGATCTGTCGTGCAGTTCATCTTGATCCAATCAGCAACTTCAGCGTTGTCTACTCCAACACATTCGAAATCTGCGGCCTCGGCCTTGGCATGCTGTGAATTTACAGAACTACCTATTGCTGCACATAATTCAGGAGAACGGTATCCGCTAGTGACTTTGACTCTACCGAAGTGATCACGTACTGGCTGCAAAATATTTTCACATAATTCTTTTAATTTTTCTATTTGATCTGCGTTTGGATTGTTGTCTATATCCAAACGTATAGCTGTATCTGATTTAGTAAGTTCTAGTAAACTAAAATTACGACTTAAATTCATTTTTTTTCTCCCTCATAAGATATATCTTCTCCCCATTCTTGAAGTTTATTGTAAGTTCTCTTCGTTTCTTTTTTTGTTTCCATTTCATAAAACATTTTATCAGAATCTTCTGTTACCATTTTTGAATTTTCTGCATCCCAGTAAGTAGTTTGAACTTTATAATCTGGCCAACTGTTGTCAGTAGTATAACTATTAACGTGCCACAAAATACGATTATTAGGCTGAGCTGCATAATTGCCGTTATCAAGAGCCAATACATGTGCACACTTATGTTCTTGAGGAATTTCAGAATGTTCTGTATCCAAAATATTATTTTCTGGATGGCCCCAATCAATTGTAAATAAATATCTTCCATGATAAAATTTTTTGTTTAAGCCTAAATATTTTCCATCTAAACCATCCAACCAATCAAAACGATGCACACTAGGATAATAACTGAAACAGTTCCACAACTCCAACTCGTGTAACAACATATCGGGCACCTCGGTTCTACAAAGATGTTTTTGAAAAAACGCTGAGATAGGCAATCTCCAATAACACGCGCCGTTCGGTAACATGATATTAAAAAGGATCGCACGTCCTGTGATCGAAGTAATCCCAAAGACAACGCAGTCTTCAGAATCTTTATCGTAGTTTTTATCCATATCATAAAGATACTCCTTTTTTATTTTACAGTATATTGGAGGAATGTTTGCATTTAGATAAGCCATAAATACAATATAACATAAAATTATTTAAGAATAATAGCTTTAATGTGTTTTTCACCTAAATATAACTCTGTTTTTGCTTTACCCTTCCAGCATTTATATG